AGGATCAAACTCTTCTCGGCAGAAGAGCCGGATCGACTCCGAGGCCCACAGCATGAGTTTATTTGGATGGACGAACTCTCAGCATGGCAATATGAAGACACATGGGATCAAGCAGCCTTCGGGCTTCGCCTCGGGCAACATCCTCAGGTCGCCATCGCCACCACGCCTCGACCGACGAAACTCCTGAAGCGAATCCTTGCTGACGAACACACGGTCATCACCAGAGGCACGACCTACGACAACCTCGCCAACCTTGCGCCATCAGTCCAGACCGCTATCCTCAACCGATACGAGGGAACTCGCCTCGGTCGCCAAGAACTCATGGGCGAATTACTCACGGACGTGGAAGGCGCACTATGGCACGCAGCACTCATCGACGAGCATCGAGTCACAAGGCAAAGGTTCGCAAACCTCCCAAACCAAAGCACGTCAAGTCCAAGCACGCAGAATCCAGTCATCCCCGGTCTTCACGCATCCGCTCCGCCAGGCGCAAGCACGTTATCGTCGAGTGAGCAGATAGACCTCGTCCGCATCGTCGTCGCCATCGACCCGGCAGTCACGACAGGCGAAGACTCAGACGAAACAGGCATCATCGTCGTCGGCAAAGGCTCAGACGGTCATGGCTACGTTCTCGACGACCGCACCTGCAAGGACACACCGCTCGGATGGGCCAGACGTGCAGTGCAGGCGTGGCATGACTGGGGCGAAATCGGCCCGATAGTGGCAGAAGGTAATCAAGGCGGCGACCTCATCGAGACGACTCTGCGCAGCGTCGAGGCTCACATACCGTTCAAGAAAGTCACGGCAAAGCAAGGCAAGCGACTACGAGCTGAGCCGGTCTCGGCGCTCTACGAGCAAGGCCGAATCCACCACGTCGGATCGTTCCCGGCGCTCGAAGATCAGATGACTGGCTGGCTTTCAGACTCGGGCGTCTCACCTGACCGGCTCGATGCGATGGTGCATGGAATCGTGGAACTCGACCTTGCACGCGGGTCGTCTGCGGATCGCTGGTTCGCGGAAGTAGCGCCTCCATGCGTAGTATGTGGACATCCAGTTAGACCCTCAGAGGCGGCCTGCGCTAACTGCGGCACGCAAAGGAAGGCATTATGACCAGCACACCAAACACCCCGGCAGACGTGACGAAGGCAGAAGCAGCCGTCGCAGACGTGCAGAAAGTCGTGACTGCAACGCAGGCCACCATCCAGCACCCGAACACATGGGTCGCCAACATCACCACAGCCGTCTCTGCAGTCGTGGCGCTGATCGTTCTCTTCCACCCCGGCTTCAAAGAGCCAACCGCAGTTCAGGCCGCAGTCTCATCGGCTGGCATGATCGGCGCAGTGCTGACGCAGGTCGTCCACTTCGCCACTCGACGCAACGCTCAGACCGCCGTCGCAGTCGCCAAGATCAGCAAGTAGTCCATCGTGGCGTTCTGGAATCGTAAGAAGTCAGAAGCCGACCTCGCAAAACTCATCGCAGAAGAGGTCGCAAAGACAATCAACCCTATGACTGCCGCAGGTGGCGCAGTCGTCTCGACGATGCCCGGCTTCCAGTCCGGCTATGCGCAAGGCGGCGGACAGAACCTGCTACAGACTCCCGGCACTCCGGCAATGCCACTACCTCGTCCGGGCGATGCGTTCGGATCGCAACTCGGCCCAGCGATGCCGTACCTGCCAGCACCGCTCGACCCAGTCTTCGACGACTCAGGTCGTGCATTGCCTCGCAAGTATCAGTACGACGTAGCGTGGAACCTCAACCTCGACGAGCGTTCGACGCCTTGGTCAGTCTTGAAAGCCCTCTCGGAACAGTGCGACATCATCCATCGCTGCATCGAGGTTCGAGCCGCTGAGATAGCCGGCAAAGACTTGTCCTTCACGATCAGCGACCAAGCGATCACGAAGATTATGCAAGAGCAAAATGTCGGACACGCTAAGGCGAATCAGATCGCACGTGACACATTTGGCGAAGCACTCGACGACTCAATGGCGTTCTGGGAGAACCCTTACACTCACGGCGACCGGACACTGACCGAATGGCTCATGGAGGCCTGCTACAACCACTTCGTCTTCGACGGCATCGCGGTTTACCCTCGCTATAACCTCGGACAAAAACTCATCGGCTTCGAAATCATCGACACCGCCACGATCAAACTCCTGCTCGACAACCGAGGCGACATTCCGCACCCTCCAGCACCGTTCGCTCAGCAAGTTCTCTGGGGATTCCCACGTGGCGAGTACCAAGCATCGCCAACGAATGACGGCGAGTTCTTCGTCAACGAAGGACAGAACGGCGAATACATCCGCGATCAACTGGCCTACTTCGTCAAGAACCGTCGGACGTGGACGCCTTATGGCTACAGCCCAGTCGAGCAGGCGATTCCGATGGCGAACATTTACCTAGAGCGCCAGATGTGGATGCGTTCGGAGTACGTCGAAGGCACGATGCCGACGACCTTTATGAAGACCGACTCGGACGAACTCGATCACCTGAAACTGTCGCAGCTCGAACGCGTCATCAACGACACGCTGACAGGCCAGACGGCAGAACGTCACCGGATCAAGATGCTTCCGAAGTCCTTCGACCCGGTCTTCGCTCCGACCATCGACGAACGCTACAAGTCGGACTACGACGAATACATCATCAAGCGGATCGCAGCGTGCTTCGGAGTTCAACCGACTCAGTTAGGCGTCATTCCTCGCACCGGACTAGGTGGCCGAGGCCAACAGCAAGGCGAGCAAGACAACGTCGAACTCATGAACAAGAAGCCGACTGAGCAGTTCTTCCTCGACATGATAAACAGCCTGAACCATCGCTTCCGAGGCGTCGATCGCTCAGTGACCGCAGTGTTCGCAGATGAGTCGACCGCCGACAACGAGCAGAAGAAAGCCCAGTCGCTCCAGATCAGCCTTTACTCAGGACAGAAGACCCTCAACGATGTCCGCTCTGAGCAAGGCGAACCGCTCTACGACATGCCAGAGGCAGACGAGCCGTTCATCGTCGCTGGCAGTGCGATCACGTTCCTCAAAGGCCTGCTCGAAATTAACACCGCAGGCGAAACGGTCGGACAGACTGAGGACGCACCGGCTGGCGAAGGTCATCCTGGCGCTGACATCAACACAAACGCTCGACCTCACGACGGCGCAGAGGAAGAGCCACCTGCTCAGAAGCCCCTACCCTCGACGGCACAAGCCAACAACATCGGCGAGGATGAGGCTGCAAAAGCGACCGAGATGAAAGCCTTCCGAGCATACGTAGCCAAGCGCACGAAAGCCGGATCATGGAGCCGAAACTTTGACTTTAAATCCGTGACCCCTGACGTAGCCGAGGTTCTGAACGAACAGGCCCGAGCGAACGTCATCAAAGCGAGCCGCCGCCCTTTAGCCGGAAAGTCCATGAGTTACCGGGAGCCGCACGCTTCGACAAGCTAGTCAAGCACTACGGCCCGAAGATCGCTCAGGCTCTTGCCGCAGGCGTGACCCGTGAACACTTGGTCGCTGCGATCCACGACGCTCAGAACAAAGTGAAGGCGCCGATCCCCGGCGTGAACATCACGTACAACCCAATGCCGGTCTTGGGAGTCTTCCGTTCTATCTACGCTGACGCCTACCTCTCAGGCATCAAGGCCGCAGGCGATAGCAGCGACGGCATCGTCAACATCAACGCTCTCGCAAATATGGCGACAAACATCAACTGGGACGACTGGAAGCCTGGCGATCCAGAAGCAGCGTTGACGATGGCAGACGGCGGACTCAAAGACCTACTCGACGCCGCAGATCAGACCGTCAAGGACGTAACGGACACGACCCTGCTTCGCATGGGGAACGCCATCGCAGACGGTCTCGCTTCTGGTGCATCAGTCGACACCATCGCCTCAGCGTTGCAAGACTTCCTCGACGATCCGTCAAGAGCGGACATGATCGCCACCACAGAGGTCAACCGAGCACAGACGACCGCTCAGGCTGAGCAGTTGGATGCGATGGGCTTCTCCCAGTGGACGTGGCTCGCCTACGACGGCGCCTGCGACGAGTGTGCTGACAACGACGGTCAGGACTTCTCATTCGACGACGACATGCCACCAGCACATCCCTGGTGCCGTTGCTCAATAGTCGGTTCTGGCGAGGCTGCACTGAGCGATGACAACGAAGAAGACTAAGTCACAGCAACCTAGCGCCACGAACTAAGTCGACGAGGCTACGGTTATCTCAGTTTCTCTAGGAGGCCTAACTACTCATGGACAACGTGACCTACGCCTACGTCGGCGACATCGTCAAGACCAACACTGAAGACGGCGACCTCATCGTCTATGGCAAGGCCACCGGCCCTGACATCGACCTCGACGAACAAATCTGCGACCCGAACTGGCTCAGGACTGCGATGCCCGAATGGATGAAGTTCGGCAACCTGCGCGAGATGCACCAGCCGATCGCCGCTGGCGTCGGACTCGACCTCGAAGCCAAAGGCGACGACTGGTTCCTGAAGTCTCAGGTCATCGACGAGAACACAAAGCGCAAGATCGAAGCAGGCGTGCTGAAGGGATACTCGGTCGGCATCAAGAACGCGAAGGTCGTCAAGGATGCCGCAGCGCGCGGCGGACGCATCGTGAGCGGCACCATCGTCGAGGTCTCCTACGTTGACCGTCCTTGCAACCCGACCGCTACCGCCACCATCGCAAAGGCAGTCGGCTCAAACTGGACGGCAGTCGAGACTCAGATCGTCGACGTGGACGCTGACATCACGAAAGACGTGACTGTCGAATATGCA